AAGATTTTAAATCTCTCAACAGACTTCTTACTGTATAGGTTAATCTCGTTATATGCTCTCACTCCACCAATGGATAAAGCTAAACGATTACCGTATTCATCATGTACAATGGATGGAATTTCAAAGCAGAAGCACATTCTCTGATAGAACAGAGTCTTCTCTTCATCAGTCAGTTCAGATGCTTTCTTACCCAATGCACTTGGTATTCTGCCATTGATAGGGTGTGAGATTCTAATCTCTGGCATATCAAACTGCTCCCCATGAAAGTAATCCTTAGCTGCATCCACTACTGCACCTATAAAGGATTGGTGACTAATGGTTTCTTCCATTGATGCAAAACTTGGAATAATGCAGTCTTGTTGTAAGTGCTGCAAGGTTACTTCTTGCGTGTTGGCTTCAATGAAATGGTTTACTCTCTTGGGGGCTGCAACTTCTTCCACAATGATTGCTTCTTCTGCAAACTCACCCATGTTTAATGATTCTCTACGCTGTGCCATAGCTGGCAT